TTCAAATCATCGGTAATCGTGCTTAAACTCGTCTATATGATGATTAAGTACATCATGAAGGGCGATAAGGCAAACGTGGTAGTTATTCGGAAAGTAGCTAATACAATCCGTGACAGCGTGTTTAATAAGGTTCAATGGGCCATTAGTCTGTTTGGTCTGGATAACCAGTTTAGAGCCACTGTAAGCCCGTTTAAAATAGTTCACAAGCGTACAGGCTCTACTTTCTATTTCTACGGTCAAGACGACTTCCAAAAGCTGAAATCAAATGATATCGGGAACATTATCGCAGTTTGGTATGAGGAAGCGGCTGAGTTTAACGACGCTGAGGACTTCGACCAATCAAACGTTACTTTTATGCGTCAGAAACATGATAAGGCTCCGTTTGTGCAATTCTTTTGGTCTTATAACCCACCTAGAAATCCATATAGTTGGATAAACGAGTGGTTCGAAGAGGTTAAGACTAACGACAACTATCTGGCGCATTCAAGCACCTATCTTGATGATGAGTTAGGTTTCGTTACTGAGCAAATGCTTGAGGATATCGAACGCATTAAGCAGAATGATTATGACTACTATCGCTATCTTTATTTAGGCGAAGCGGTTGGGCTTGGTAATCAAGTCTATAACATGAGTACGTTTCACGCTATCGACAGTCTACCAACAGACGATAGACTTATCGGGATATCTTTCGCAATGGACACGGGGCACCAACAATCAGCTACGGCATGCGGCGCTTATGGATTGACTGCAAAGGGCAATGTGATTTTGTTAGATACATTCTATTACAGCCCTGCCGGTCAAGTTGTTAAGAAGGCACCTAGCGAATTAACTGTCATGGTTAGCGACTTCATTGACAAGGTGCTTAAACAATACCGAGTGCCTAAACTTAAAATGACAATTGATAGTGCTGAAGGTGCTTTGAGAAACCAATACTTTAAGGATTTTGGCGAGCGATGGCATCCAGTAGCCAAGAAGAAGAATCAGACCATGATTGATATGGTTATCAGCCTGTTAGCAGAGGGACGTTTCTATTACCTCGACATTCCAGCTAATAAGATATTCTATGAGGAACATAAGATGTATCGCTATGATGAGAAGACGATACACACAGACGATCCTAAAGTTATCAAAGAGGATGACCACACAGTCGACGAGTTTAAATATTTTGTATTAGATAATGCCAGGGACTTAGGTCTCAAGGCATAGGAGAAGAAAGAATGGGAATCATACAGACCATTAAGAACATCTTCAAAAGGAGTAATTATGTGATGACTAATCAAAGTCTAAACAGTATCACCGACCACCCCAAAATTGCTATCTCACCAGAAGAATACAACCGTATTTTGGATAATCTCAGATACTTTGCTGGGGCATTTGACCGTGTGAGCTACAAAGATAGTAATGGCACACCCATGAAGCGAGACTTCAACCACTTGCCTGTTGGACGTACGGCATCGAAGAAGGTAGCAAGTCTTGTATTCAATGAGCAAGCAAAGATACAGGTTAATAATGAAACGGCTAATAAATTCATCAATGAAACGCTTAAGACTGACCGATTTAGCAAGAACTTTGAGCGCTATTTAGAGTCTTGTTTGGCTCTTGGTGGCCTTGCTATGCGTCCATACGTTGACAATGACCGTGTGAGAGTGTCATTTGTGCAAGCTCCAGTATTCTTGCCATTGCAGTCAAATACACAAGATGTATCAAGTGCAGCAATCGTGACTAAAACACTTAAAACGGAAGGGCAGAAAACCAAATACTATAGCCTTATCGAGTTCCATGAGTGGTCTAAGGATAGCTACACGATAACTAATGAGTTATACGAGTCTGAATCTAAAACTCGTATCGGTCAACGTGTACCTTTATCAATGCTCTACGAGGATTTAGAAGAGACTGTAACGTTAAACGGACTTACAAGACCGCTATTTACGTACCTAAAACCGCCTGGCATGAATAACAAGGATATCAATAGTCCTCTTGGTCTATCTATCTTTGATAACGCTAAAACAACGATGGACTTCATTAATACGACTTACGACGAATTTATGTGGGAAGTCAAAATGGGTCAGCGTCGTGTGGCAGTGCCTACTCAAATGATTAAGACCGAGTACGACACCAGCGGTGAGAAAGTAACAGTCAAACGTGAGTTTGAAACAGGTCACAATGTCTATGAACAGTTTGACAGCGGTGATATGGATAAGGGTATCGGTATTACTGACCTTACTACAGATATCCGCTCGGATGACTATATCAAAGCAATCAACAAGGGATTAAGCCTATTTGAAATGCAACTAGGCGTGTCTGCTGGTATGTTTAGTTTCGATGGTAAGAGTATGAAGACTGCCACTGAGGTCGTCTCAGAGCAATCAGACACGTATCAAATGCGGAACTCTATCGCTACTCTAGTAGAACAATCGCTGAAAGAGCTTGTAATCTCAATCCTAGAGCTTGCTAAAGTTTACAATCTATACACTGGTGAGATTCCAACAATGGATGAAATCAGTGTCGATTTAGACGATGGTGTTTTTACTGACCGTAACGCTGAGTTTGATTACTGGTCTAAGATGGTAGCGTCTGGACTTGCTCCGAAAGTGATGGCAATCGAAAAGACGCTTAATGTAACCGAGGAACAAGCTCGAGAGATTTACCAAGTAATCAATGACGAGACTATGGTAAGCGCTGATAGTTTCAGGACGGATGAAGAGGTTAGTATTTACGGGGAGTGATAGGCTATGGCTAAAAAGAAACCTATCAAATTAAACGACCAACAATTGATGTTGATGGCTGATAATGTTTCGGATATCTACCGTCAACTATGTAATGACTTGTTTGATAACGTTGTGGAACGATTGCACGACCGAGGGACTTATTACCTCGACCAACAGCCTTATCTATGGCAACTAGAGAAAATGGCTGATGTCGGTATGTTGAATGACCACAATATTAAACTCATTGCTGAATATTCTGGGATTGCTGAAAAGCAAATCAGATACATCATTGAGAATGAAGGGTATCAAGTTTACAAAGACACTCACGCTCAATTAAATTCTAGTGCTTACGATTACAAGGTAATGGAAGACCTTATCAGCTACTCTAATCAAGCAATCCATGATGTCCATAACCTTATCAATACGACCTTGCCAAAGAGCGTACAAGCAACGTATAAGGACATTATCGAGACTACGGTAGCTAAAGTAATCACTGGCATGGCAACACCTCAGAAAGCCCTAGATGAAACGATAATGAAGTTTCAAGGGCGTGGTTTCTATGGCTACACTGATAGAGCAGGACGCAGGCAGAGAGCTGACGCTTACGCTAGGACAGTTATCAAGACGACTGCTAGACGTACATTTAATGAAATGCGAATGAGACCAGCTCAAGAGTTGGGTATTGATACGTTCTATTACTCGATGAAGCCTGCAGCTCGTGAGATGTGTGCGCCATTGCAGCATCAGATTGTAACTACTGGTCAAGCTAGGACGGAAGAAGGCATTAAAATCTTTGCCCTTGACGATTATGGCTATGGTAAACCCGGAGGATGTCAAGGGGTAAACTGTGGGCATACTATGACCCCTTTTATTCCAGGGGCCAACTATATGCCAGATATTGACGATGACTTGAAAAACTTAACGCCAGAGCAAGCAATAGAAAACGCTAATGCTCAATCTAAGCAGAGAGCCATTGAACGCTCTATTAGACAATCTAAGGAGATGTTGCATGTAGCAGAGAAACTAGGCAATCAAGAGCTGATAGACAAGTATAAGAGCAAGGTTAGGATCCAACAGGGAGCCATGAGAGACTATCTCAAACAACATCCGTTTCTACATCGTGATTACGCTAGAGAGAAGTACTACCACAATGATGACGCTGTTAAAAAGTTATACAAAACTATTGATAAACGTTCTAAAAAGGAGTACTATGAAATACTACAAAATTTGGGAAATAAAGCACCCAAGTCTTATAGTGATTTCCAAGGCTGGAGCCGTTCTGAAAAAGAGTCTTTGAGACAGGATAACAAGGTTGCAGCTTATGTCTGGTCTAGTACCAAGGAAAAACTGACAGACAAACAAAAACAGCAAGCTGTGGACGCTTATTACAATTTCAAAGAGCACGGTGTAAAGTTTGGTGGTCACGCTATATCCCAGTATATGGCTAGAATGCGTAGACCTAACGGGCAGATAATGTATAACTTTGACTCAATCCTGGCGGTTGCAAGTCTGCCACTAAACTATCAATCTGATTACAAAGGGCGCAAAGCTAAATACTATAACCGTTTGCTATTGATATACGAAAACAACTCTGATGAGATTGTCACGTTCATGAAGACTAGTAAACCCGCAAAATCATTGACGGAGATTAAGGAATGAAATATTCAAGTATTATCTTAAACATGTTAAAAAAAGGCGTGAATGGTGATGTCATTGATTACTATGATTTTTTTCTTGACCTAACAGCTAAACTTGGAGAAGATGAGGCTTTTGCTGATGGTTGGTTGGCAGAAAATGAGCCTCTTTTTGACCTTATCAATGATGAACCTATGTATTATTTCTATGTTGAGGAGGATACCGAAAATAGAGAACTGTGTCAGAATTTCCTAAAGCCTTACTATGAAAAGGCAAAGCAATTAGTAAAAACTTAGCGCTTAGAACAATCTAGGTGCTTTTTTCATGTAATAAATTGCTATAAACCACTAGAAACCGTATCGAATTCGATGCGGTTTTTCTTTTGACCTGTCGGATGTCGTAAAACTAGGCAAATTCAGTCCCTTGGACGTAAAACAAAGGAGTTTTAAGCATGAGTTTAAAACGTGACATGTTAGTTGAAGCTGGTATCGAAGACAAGGCAGTGATTGATTCCTTAATGAATGCGTACGGTTCTGGGATTGAGAACGCTAAAGCACAAGCTAAATCTGAATTACAAGCTGAAAACGACAGTCTTAAACAACAACTTGAGCAACAAAGCCAAGCACTTAGCGACTTACAAGCCAAAGAGGGAGCGAGTGAGGAACTCAAACAGCAATTGACGGACTTACAAGCTAAATTTGACACTTACAAGACTGAGAATGAAGCTAATCTTGCTCAAGTTACCAAATCTAACGCTATTCGCCTAGCTTTGAAAGATGTGGATGCTCACAATTCGGATGACCTTGCTAAATTTATCAATTTTGACGAAATCGAACTTGATGAAGCTGGTAAACCTAAACTAGACAAGGTTATTAAAGGACTGAAAGAAACAAGCCCATATCTATTCAAGCAAGAGAAACAAGCGGCACAGCCTAAAATCTTTGCTGGTGGGAACCCAACTGCTAGTCAGAACGGGATTACCAAAGAAGATTTTAAACGTATGGGTATCAACGAGCGTCAAGAGCTTTTTGATAAAGACCCAGAGCTATATCAACAACTGAAAGGATGATTTAATCTATGGTTCTTGGAACAACAACGACTGCACAAGTCATCAATCCACAGGTAATGGCTGACATGGTTTCAGCTAAATTGCCTAAACTCATCAAATTCACACCTCTTGCATTTATCGACACCACTCTTGTAGGTCGTCCAGGTGATGAATTGACCGTCCCACAATGGACTTACTCTGGTGATGCCACTGAAATCACTGAAGGTCAAGCTATTCCAATCGACCAACTTGGGACTAAAGAAACAAAAATGAAGATCAAGCAAGCAGGTAAAGCTATCGAAATCACTGATAAAGCTGCTTTGGTTGGTCACGGTAATGTCTATGGTGAAGCTACTAACCAGATTGCATTGGCTATTGCTAACAAGGTCGATAACGACATCGTTGAAGTTGCCAAAACTGCGACACAAAACATCACTGAAGCCCCGGTTTCAGTAGCTAACATTGACAAAGCCTTGGAAATCTTCGCAGACGAAGAAGATGCACGCTATGTGGCCCTTATCAATCCAAAGGACGCTATCAAATTGCGTGCTGACGCCGGTCAAAACTGGCTCAAAGGTTCAGAGGTTGGTGCTGATGTTGTCGTGTCTGGTACTTTCGGTGAAGTTGCTGGCGTGCAAATCGTTCGCACTAAGAAAGTTGAAGAAGGTAAAGGCTTCCTTGTTAAAGTCTCTTCACTTCAAACGGACACAGATGACGATGCTAAATATGGAGCATTCGTAATCAACTTGAAACGTGATGTCATGATTGAGAATGACCGTGACATCTTGAAAAAAACTACTGTCTATTCTGGTGATGAATACTACGGTGTCTATCTCTATGACGATTCAAAAGTCGTTAAATTCGGAGGTGCTTAATGGGTATGCTGATGCGTCGTCATTATAACGGCGAGCAAGTACAAGCGGCACCCGTTAATAATGACCCAGTAGAAGAGACACTTGAAAACAATACCGTTGCTGACCTGCGTATTATCGCACAACAACGAGGTTTTACTGGTGTGTCTACGCTAACTAAAGCGGAACTTTTAGACCTCCTTAAATAGCGAATGGAGGTGGTTGAATGACATATTTAACCGAAACAGAATTTTTAAAACTTGGATTTGAAGCAGTGGAAGATTTCGAAAAACTAGAAGCTCGTGCAGCAATGGCTGTCGACTTGTATATCAAAAACTTCTACGATTTCACCGATTTTGAAACAGATTTTGAGTCACGCAAGAAGGCTGTTAAGAAAGCAGTCGCATTTCAAATCGCTTATCTCGAATCTAGTGGCATTATGACCGCTGAGGATAAGACATCACTAGCAAGCATGACTGTCGGACGCACTCATGTAAGCTATCAGAATGGCTCTAAATCGTCTAACGGTGGTCAGAAGTACAATCTATCTCTTGACGCTCTGAACTGGCTTATGTTAGCTGGATTTGGCTGTAAGGCGGTGTCCTATGATAGATAAGCGTATGTTAGTTGATACTGTCACGATTCAAAAAACAGCGGGAGAGAAGGATGGTTGGGGGAAAGTAATATATGATGAGCCCAAAACTCTTAAACCCGTTAGATTTGATAGGGCTGTATCTCACACTGGCAGTGGTCAAAATCGGACTGAGAATCATTTCTCGGTTCTCATGGTCTATCCGAAATATACGCCCATTGAGTTGGATGATAGTTGGTTGAATGGTCGAGTCAATGACACTCACAGAGACTACATCATCCGTAAAATTATCCCTCAATATCACCCTTTTAAGCATACAATTCTTTGCTATGAAATCGAGGTGATCTGATGGGAACTACAGTATCAGTTAAAGTTGACCTTCACGGCCTGGAAAAGAAATGCAGTCCCGAAGCAGTCAGACGTGGTCAGATTGCCATGAGTAGCCAAATGCTTATGGATATGAATAAGTACACGCCAGTACAATCTGGGCATTTGCGAGGTAGCGGGCATTCTAACGTTGATACGTTGGTTTGGTCAACGCCTTATGCAAGAATTAGGTTCTACAATCGTAGACTTAAGCTCTTCTTCTCAGAGAAACAACGAAAGTTCTTCTTTGCGAACAAGGATAGGTTACTCGCACATAAGCCTAAACCGGGAACCGGTGGGCGTTGGGACAAGAAAGCTGTTGCTAAACACAGGAAACAGTGGGGACAAGTTGCTATTAAAGCTATGGGGGTTAAATAATGGATAATAATGATTTTTCAGATGTGCTGAAGGACTTCCTAGTAGGTCTAGGTTTACCACTGACACCTCGTTTAGATTACTTAAACGAAAGTGAAGACTTGGTAATATACGCATTGCCCGGTGGCAAAGTTGAAGATGAAGACATGGCTGGCACACAGATTCTATCATTGCCTTATGAAATTGCCATCAAATCAAAAGACCAGCAAAAGGCCAATGCCATCTTATGGAAGATAAACACTGAGCTTTCCAAAATCGGATTTGAGTTACCGAGTTCAAATAATTCATACACATTCTTAGCCTTGACCGTCGAGACACCGAGTTTAAACGATGCCGACGAGCAGGGCTTTTATATTTACTTGCTTGATTTGCAAGCAAGACTAGAAGTAGAAAGGAGCCTTAATTAATGGCTAAATTTAAAAATGCGATTCGCAAACACTATATCGCACCATACGACCCAGAACATCCAGACACACCACCAACTGATGATAAGTATCTTTGGATCGCCAAAGGTATCAAAGAATCTGCACCAGAGAATGACGCAGAAGATGATGACGTTGCTTATTTCGACGGTGACGGTACTAAAGAAAAAATCATCACTTCTAAATCTCGTGGTCGTTCATTCGAAGGACACCGTGACCATGGTGATAAAGCTCAAGACTTTGTCGCTGATAAAGAAGACGCTGTAGGTGATGACCTTATTGTCTGGTACAAAGAAGTAGTACCAACAGGAAAATATTACAAGGAAGGTCTTGCTCGACTTTCTGAAATCGAAACTGGAGACGGGGAAGCGTCAGAGCTTGAAACAATCAAGTTCCAAGTTAACTGGTCTCGTACTCCAGAAAAACATGACATCAGTGGTACACCAGCCGCAGCAGTAGCAGCCGCTGGCACTGGTTCAGAAACTTCTGGACGTACAGCGTCACCAGATTCTAGTCGTTCTGGTGCTTCATCAGAAACTGCATCAGCAGTAACAACTGGATAACTTAACTAAATAAAACAAAGATAAGACAACTAAGAGGGTGGGGGTTAGCCCTTGCCCTCTTTTTTCGTATTCAAAAAGGAGAAATAACAACATGGTAGTAATTAAAAAACGTAGCAATGTCATTCCTGTAGATTTTGGTGAATTCCAACTTAACTTCCCAGTTTCGGATAGCAATATTCAACGCATGAAAGCTGTTGGTGAGGACTTGCAAGCCAAAGGTCAAGCATTCCAAGATACTAATGACGAAGAAGCCTTGGGAGCTTTGAAAACACTTGTAGAAGATGGCTTCAATCAAGTTTTTGACGATAAAGAAGCCTTTAATCAAGTCTATGAGTTTGCTGGTCAGTCAACAATTAACGCTATGTTCTATCTCATTGAAGCCATCAAAGGTATTTCAGAGGAATTTGAAAACCAAAACTCAAAAACTGCCCTCGACAAATATCTAAATGCTTGATTTATCACGGAAGCTAACAGATAAGTTAGTAATCGATGATAAAGAATTCCCTCTTAATCTGTCCTTTGATAACGTTTTAAGGCTGTTTGAGATGTGGCAAGATGCAGAGGTCCCAGAGTTTGTTAAGCCTCATTTTGGAATCCGTATCTTGACTGGCGAGACTTTAGAAGATTTCAGCGTCGAAGAAATGTCAGAGATATTTAACGAGGTCTTCGAAGAGCATATAAGCCTGTCTGATGTTGAGGATAACCATGTTGAGTACGACTTAGCTGGGAATCCGATGAAGACCACGGCAAGCGATGATACGAAACAGAGGGCTCCTTATGATATTCGATACGATGGTGACTATATCTATGCTTCGTTTATGCAAGCTTACGGCATTGACCTATTCGATGTCCAAGGGAAACTCCACTGGAAGAAATTCAACGCTCTACTTTCTGGGCTACCAGAGGGCACTAAATTTATGGAAGTTATCAAAATCCGGAAATGGAAGCCACAGAAAGGCGATTCAGCAGAATACAAAGAGGAAATGCGTAGGCTTCAGAAAGATTATGCTCTTCCTTACGATGAGATAGAGGAAGAAGAGGAGTATGAAGAAGAATTTTAGAAAGGAGGATAATCTATGGCAGATGGTACGGTCACCATTAAGGCGTTGTTTGATGGCAAAGATGCTGAAGGTGGGGCTAAACGTATCAAAGGGGCTTTAGAAGGCTTGAAAAGTGGAGCTGGTAAGGTTGGCTCGGTGTTCAAATCTGTTTTAGGTGCTAACTTAATCGGTGGTGCTATCATGGGCGGAATCAGTGCTATTGGTAGTGGCATGAAGTCGATGGTTGGCGAGCTCAACAGTTCCGCAAAAGCATGGAAAACCTTTGAAGGAAACATGCAACAGATTAACATGCCCACCGCCCAAATTCAGCAAGTCAAAGGCGAGTTGCAGGACTTTGCGACTAAAACCATCTATTCAGCGTCCGACATGGCTTCTACCTACTCACAGTTAGCAGCCGTTGGAACAAAGAATACAACTGAGCTTGTTAAAGGCTTTGGCGGTCTTGCAGCAGCGGCTGAAAACCCACAACAAGCCATGAAGACCTTGAGCCAACAAGCGACCCAAATGGCAGCTAAGCCTAAAGTTCAATGGCAGGACTTTAAGCTCATGATGGAACAAACGCCTGCCGGTATTGCCGCCGTTGCGAAAGAAATGGGCATGAGTACCGATGAGATGGTCAGAGCTGTTCAAGATGGCAAGATTAAGACTGAAGACTTCTTTGATGCCATAACTAGAGCTGGTAACAACCCAGTATTCAGTAAGATGGCCACCGAATTTAAGACTGTTGACCAAGCTATCGATAGTATGAAAGAGTCTATCGGTATTAAATTGATGCCACAATTTGAGAAACTCAATCAAATCGGTATCAAGGCAGTCGTAGGGTTAACCGATGCTATTGAAAGGATAGATTTCAACAGTATCGCCGATAAAATCGGCAACGCTCTGTCTTCGCTTTGGAAAGGCTTCACAAACACTGGAGCTTTGGAAAATCTTGGTGCAACGTTCACCTACATTGGTAGCTCCATCAAGCAACTATTTAGCAAGATTGATGGTAGCAAGCTTATGCAGGGTATTGGTTCGGTGATTGGTGATATCGCCAACGGAATCTCACAAGCCTTGAACGTTGCTACAACATCAGTAAGGAGTTTCATCAGCTCGTTTGCTGATACCGGAGCGTTTCAGTCATTCAAAGCAGCATGGCAAGATTCTTGGAATGCTCTTAAAACCATCGGTTCATCGCTTGGCGAGGTGCTGGGTAGCTCACAAATGCAGTCAATCATTGCAGGTATTGGCTCAGCTCTTGGAACGCTTGTAAACTGGATATCTCAAGTTATTTCAGCGGTATCTAAATTTGTCAGCTCATTGCCACCGGGTGTCCTAAATGGGATCACTAGCGGTATTCTGGCGATGGTAGCAGGTTTCATGACTGCAAAGGCTGGGATTTCAGCGGTAGGTGTTGCTTTGAAAGGGCTTGACTTCATCAAGAGTCTAAATCCTTTCAAGAAGTTCGGAGAGGACGCTGCAGAAGGAACAGAGCAAGCTGCCAACAGTGCTAGACGTTCTAAGTCAACCATTACTCAGCTATTCAGCGGCATATCAAACGTTATCAAGTCGTCTGGTAATGCAATCAAAGGGATCTTGACAGCTATATTCAAAGGTATTGCTGAAACTTACAAAGGTTTCGGGCAAGGTATGAAACTTGTCTTGCAAGGCCTTAAAGGATTGAATCCAGCAACCTTGCTTTCGTTCGGTGGTGCCGTAGCTATCGCAGCCGTCGGAATCGGTGCAGGGATTGCATTGATCGTTGCTTCGTTCTCACTACTAGCAAGCCACGCAAGCGGTGTTTCACAAATTATTGGCTCTATAGGTTCAGCGTTCGGAACTGTTGTTGAATCAATTGGGAAGGCAGCAGGTTCTATCGTTGAAGCCTTTGGCACGGCATTCGGTATCGTCATCAAGGCGGTCGGTGAAGCTGCGCCAGGGCTTGCCAAACTTTCACCACTCGTTGAAGCCGTTGGTACAGCTATTGGTAACGCAGCCCCAGCCATTACGGCATTTGGTAATGCTTTTACTTCTATTTTGGGAACGTTGCCAGCTATTATTAGTGCATTCAGCGGACTAGTTTCTGCTATAGGCTCAGCTATCAGCCAAGTGGCCACAGCAATTACTCCGATCGTCCAAATTATCGGTAATACTATCACGGCAGTAACTCAAATAATCGCTAACGCCATTGTGGCAATCGCACCGGTTATCGCGAATTGCATTGTTCAAGTTGCTCAAGTCATTGGACAATTCGGGCCACAGATTGCAATGGTCTTACAAGTGATTGTCCAAGCTATTCAAGCAACGGCACCGGTCATTATGGCCTTGATTCAAGGGATTGTAACAGTCATTCAAACCATGGCACCAGTCGTTAGTCAGATAATCTCTGCCATCGTTACAGTCGTCCAAACTCTTGCGCCTATCTTACAATCAATCGTTACTGGTATCGTTCAAATCATCGGTCAGATTGCGCCGATTATCTCAGCTATTGGTGGCGTGATTGGCACTACATTGCAAGGTATAGCAACCGTGGTTCAATCTGCTGGTATGGCAATTGCCACCGCTGCAATGGGGATCGGTCAAGGTATCGCTACAGCTCTTGGCGGTGTAGCAAACGTCATCAGTTCTATCGGTTCTGCGATTGGGACAGCATTGCAAGGCATTGCCGATGTCGTGCAGTCGGTTGGTACATCAATCAGCACCGCTGCACAAGGTATCGGAGACGGTATCAAGTCAGCGTTTGAAGGTGTTTCAAAAGTCATTGAATCAATGGGTGGTGCTATTAGGTCGGTCCTTGATGGATTGTCTGATGTGTTCAACTCAATCGGTACGGCGGCACAGAAAGCTGGTGCAGGATTCAACCAGTTGGCTGATGGTGTTGTTAAAATTACCAACACAAATCTCGGTGACATGGCTGCATCTCTTGCAGCAGTAGCCAAAGGAGTTGGGTCAATTGGTAACAATTCCGCTGGTCTAGCTCAAGCTGGTACCGGTATGGCCAACCTTGGTAATGGTATGAGTAAGGTGTCTAGCTCAGCATCTAGTGCTGTTGCAGGTTTAAGCCATTTCTCAAGTACAATCACAAGTATTCAGTCCTCATTCACGAACCTGCAGTCACTGCTAAGCACAGCGGGTACTGCATTTAGTACGTTCTCAAATCAAGCTAGCCAATCGCTTGCTGGTTTAACGGCTATTGTAGCCCCTATCACTGCTTTTAGAACGCAAATCATGACACTAGCACCAGCCTTAATGGTTGCTGCGACTGGACTAACTCAGTTCAGTACAGTTTCAATGACGCTTACTGCTAGCATGACTTCTATTAGCTCAAGCATGACTATGTTAACTACTAGCTTAACTATGTTAGCTACTCAGTTAACTATGATTACTACTAGCATGACCATGATGGCTACTAGCTCAACTATGCTAGGGGCTAGCTTAACCATGATGGGTACTCAATTCATGATGATTGGTACATCACTGACCATGCTTAACAGTCAATTTATGACGTTTGCCACTGGTATTATGCAAATGACATCACAGCTCATGATGGCAGGTTCAGCAGTGACCATGTTTGGTGCTCAACTAATGACCGCTCAGACTGGTTTCAGCATGGTTTCCATGATGGCTACCATGGTATCTAGTCAGCTTGCTATGCTTGCTAGCTCAGCTCAAATGGCTGGTGCTGGACTTGCTATGGTAAGTGCCCAAGTCATGATGTTAGCTAGCGTATTCGCTACTGTTGGAGCGGCAGCAATGACATTACAGGCAACTATGATGTCACTAGGTATGGCCGTTAGTGCAGGCATGATGTCAGCGGTGCAAGCTGTAACTGCTGGGTCTATGCAAATGTCTACAGCGCTAAGTTCTAGCGGAACTAGGATGGTCGCTAGCACACAAGCCTTCATGAATCAGATTGTTTCAGCAGTTCGAAATGGTATGAACCAAGTGGTAGCAGCAGTCAGAACAGGCGGCGCTCAAATGGTTTCAGCTATGCAGTCAAGCGGACAACAGTTGGTGTCAGTCACTCAATCGGCAGTTAACCAAGCAGCGGCTGCAGCAAGGTCTGGTTACGGAGCTTTCCACTCAGCTGGTGCTTACATCGGCCAAGGCCTTGCTAACGGGATGCGTTCTGCTCTTGGAGCGGTTACAGCAGCAGCCAACGCCCTCGTGGCTCAAGCTGAGCGTGCAGCAAAAGCAAAAGCCATAATCAAGTCACCGTCTCACCTATTCCGTGATGAAGTTGGTTGGTGGATTGGTCTTGGTATCGCTCGAGGTATCGACGATTCAGCCCCAGAGGTGGCTAATAGCCTTGATTACATCCGTGACCAAGTTAACGGCTTTAATGTCCGTGCTAACGCTATGCTTACTGGTGCCACCTCTAACATGGCTAGCCAGCTTAAGATGGAAGTCTTGAGAGACAAAACTCCAGACGCTACAATCTCAGCACGTCAAGAAGCCTATGCTGCTCACTCAGCTGGATTGCTTAATGATGTGATTGACGCTCTCGTAGATGTCAAGGAGCAAATTGCACAAGGCCAAAATATGGTATTAGATACCGGTGCATTGGTTGGTGGTACAGTTAATAACTTCAATAGTGCTATTGATACGATTAAAACGTTGAAAGGACGACACAGATTATGATTACTAAAATTAAAGAGTATATAGAGTTCGGCGATTTTAATAGTCGTGACGCTGGTTGGTACCTTCAAAAGCGTGAGGCACCAACGCCTGACGAGAAAGAGATCGTTGAGTCTATCCCTTACATGCAAGGAGAACTCGACTTCTCCTCTGCGTTGGGAGAACGTGTGTTTGAATCAAGAGAAATTACATACGAGTTTAAACTACCATTCACTACTTATGAGAATCGCAAAATTGCTGAAAGACAGATTAAGTCAAGCATGACCACTAAAACCCAACGGAAACTGATAGATACGCACGATAGACGCTATTACTGGATGGGTAAGATTAAGCACATCAAAGTAGCAGACGACCCGATCAAGAAGAACCTGGTCGCTACCATCGTGTTTAAGTGCTACCCCTTCGCATTCCATGAGGATGATTACTTCGATGATGTTTGGGACACATTTGACTTCGAAACTGACAATTCAACGTGGACTAAATGGGCGTTGGGATATGAAAAGAAGAAGACACCAGTCTATTTCGTAAATTCTGGAGATACATCAATCAGTCCAGTGATTATCTGCAGCGAAGATATCATCTTAAAAGACGCTAATGGTACTATATATAATCTTAAGAAAGGTGAAAATAGAGACTTCACCTTGACACTAGACATCGGAATCAACTACTTCGAAGCTCAAGGAAACGGAACGCTAGCAATGCACTACTCTAACGAGGTGATGGCATGACAGTATCTTGTGATAGTATTGAAATTTTCAACGTCAGTAGCACGGGCTATGCTATCCGTGTCAAGGGACTAAAGTCTAGCAATGGCATATCTGGGTTACAAGTTCCAACGTGGTCAGAGCACTCTGGCCAAGACGACCTTGTTTGGTACGACGCCTTGAAGTGGGGTGATGATTGGTACTGCACCATTAATACAGTTGACCACAATAGCGACAGTGGTATATATCAATCTCACTTCTACGTTGTTACTTCAAATGGCTCAAAAGAGTATCTTGAGGGCAAAGAGGTAACAGTGCCAGAGCGTCCTGCTGGCTTAGCTAAGAAAGCAGGGTATGCCATCTACTGGTGGCCTAGCTTCCTTGATAGGAGATGGGACAAGCTTAATCGAACTACGGCTACACGCAAGGTCATCCACGACCCCTATAGCCCACTTGGAAACAAAATTGTTTCCGGTGAAATCAAGCAAGCTGTCAACAGTATCCACGAGCTGGAATTTGCAATTCCCTTAAATCATACGATGTATCAAAAGATGGTTCAGTTTAAATCTATCATTGAAGTCGTCAATTTAAGGGATAATGAAGTTGAGTTTGTCGGTCGAGTTTTGACAATGACCAATGAAATGTCAACTAATGGATTCGTTCAAAAAGTTGTTTGCGAAGACTTCTTGTCATATTTCCACGATTCCGCTCAATGGTTCCAGAAACTGCCAAACAATGGAGCTGAGGAGTATTTTAAGATAATCCTTGAATCTGCTAACTCTCAAATCGAGGATTTTAAGCGGATAGCTCCTCGGAATATAACTGTCCGTGGGAAATCGAACCGTCCATACCGCTACATCGGATATGATTCAACTTGGGATACCGTGAAGGAACGCATCATCAATAACATCGGTGGCTATCTCACGTTAAGAGAATTCAATACGAGATTGTATGTGGATTGGACTAAAGAGATCGGGACTACCAAAGAGAGCCCAATCAAGCTAGGCCAAAACATCAAATCAGCCAGTCGAGAAGTTGATTTTGACGGCCTTGCTACCATTATCGTGCCGATTGGTGCGGACTTACAAAGCCAAAATGAGGGGCAAGAGGAAGACCAAAGCCCAGATGTCTCACGGGCTCAGCTCGATATTCGAAGTGTGAATGACGGGAAAATGTATTTAGCTGACGAAGAGCTTATAAAAGAGTTTGGTTTTATTCGAAAATCAGTCATCTGGACAGAGATTGACAATCCAAGTATTCTCTTGGCTCGTGGTAAGCAGTATTTGAGGAATCAGAAGATTGCACTGGCTAAATGGACAATCTCAGCAGTTGAACGCTATTTGATTGATAGTCGATATAGTAAGTTTAGAATTGGGAACAAGCACAAGATTATCAATGCACCGCTATCTGGAGTTGAAACATTGCAAATTTTAGAAAAGAAAATTGATATACTCAATCCCCAAACAGTTGATTTAACTATAGGCTCACAATCTCAATCACTATCAGCTTATCAATTGCAGACACAAGAAGCTGATAGCTCTATTGAGAAACTCAAACTAGACCAGTCGATAGCTACCAAACAGAAGAAACTAGACCAGTTGAATACTCAATTATCTGCGCTTAAATCTGCTAGTCAGTCTAAGCCTGTCGAGCCAAGAGCTCCGAAACCACTGGCTACTAATGCAACAGAATCTGAGAAGGAAACATACAACAGAGCTCTCGAAGATTACAAGCTTGCTAAATCTGACTATGATGCTAAACTTTCGGCATTTAACACAAGTCAGAGAGAACGTGCACAGCGTATCAGCGAGCTTGAATCTGAGATTGCACGATTACGAAATGAATTAGGAGGTGCTTAATGCCACAAACAGAAGCGGAGGGGCGCTTGAATCTATACGATGACGTGACTCCTTTTGAAAAAACCGATAAAATTAGTGTCATTGTTGACGCTATTCGCAAAAAAACAAAAGGGGCTGATGTCCGTGAGGCCATCGCCCTCGGAATAGAAACTACTTATGATGACGCTACGAAGAGTGGAAACACGGATATGGAAGTAGTTAAGTCGAGAGATACTTACAACACGCTCTCAGAGCGTCTCGACAACATGACTCAAAACCTTGATGGGAAAGCGAGCACGAAATGGATTGAATCAAAGCTTAATGCAATTTCGTCTAGCGCTCCAAAAGCTGTTCTAAGCTCTCTGGAAGAGATTCAGCGTACTTATCCAAACGGTGCCAACGGCATCGTGGTGGCAAGCAACACAGGGAAATGGTACTACTTTAATGAGAGCGGTAGACGCTGGACTGAGGGTGGAGTCTATCAATCCAGAGGGCTGAACGTTGATGAAGTGACGGCTGACAATATCGACTTCACAGAATCAATCGAGCAACTTCTAAGGGATAAGATTGAAGGCTCAGTCTATCTTTGGAATAACACGGCAATTGGTACATGGTCTTCTACTGGATGGCTTCGATTTATGCCAGTCCCGATTAAAAAAGGACATAAGTATTACTTATCAAACGTCCGAGGAATATTCTCTTTTGCTATTTCAAGCGATGGCAGCAGACTGGTTAAAAAATTCTCAGAAACGGATGATTTGGTAACTACAGAATACATCCCGCCAGAAGATTGCATGTTATATGTATCTTCTAAGCCAGACGAAACGGCTAGAGTTTTTAACGCTTCGCTAGAAGAGCTAAAAAAAGCTAACGTCGACTTCTCAAACTTACCTGATGGCTATGTCTCGCTTAAAATTCCTAAATTGACACTGAATGTCAAACCAGAAGAATTGAGTTTTGTCAACATTGTTAAGCAACTGGTTGACGAGCGCACATTTAAAGTAGGTAAGGCTTGGTCTGGTAACGGAAACGGTACTTACGACGCTTCCACTTGGGGCACTTATCCCAAGATTTACATGCAAGCAGGTCAGACTTATGGATTAAGAAACGTACGTGGGGTATTTACTCACTTCTTCGATATTTCAGGGAAGAAGCTTAAAACATTCTCTACTACAGACGTATTAGTTAACCAGGACTTCACCCCAGCCGAGAACGGCTATATTTTGATTAGTCGTTTGACATCAGATAATCCTACGAAGGTCATCCAAGGCGGAAACGCTCAAGCTCATTATCTTGAGAACCTTGATTTTGGCTCTAGTGCCATTGCTTCTAAGGTGCCATTCGTCATGCCAGACACCTCTAGGGTTCAGTTTGGGGCGGATATCATTGGTATTGATTCAACACAGTCAACGACGATTAACAATCTCGGCTACATGAGTCCTATCAAAAAATGGGAGAAGAGCCGTGGTTTCATCGACACTATCGATGTCTATGTTAAGGACGCAGGGACATACAATTTTGCCATCGGGAACATCGACCAGAATGACTTGATTGTTTCTCCTCGTGTGTTCCAAAAAGAGCTCTCGGCAGGTTTCAATACGTTAAACGTTCGTGGTGAGGACAAGGAAATCTTCTTCGGTGAACAGCTATTTTTTGAATCTCATGACAATCGTGTCTATGCCTCTAAGGGCGAACGCAATTTGATTCAAGACGCTAAACATGTTACTAACAACGCTGGGTATTCTGGGAAAATCATGTATGAAACAGGACAAGCTATCCCTTTTAGCTATCGAGTGGCAAACGAGACCGCTGTTGAGAAAGCAGAGACCCTAAAACAGCGAACTGATAAAATCGAACCTATCGTTACAGAACTTGAAGTTTTCAAGAAAACGCCAATGATTACCAGCCCGAACGGTACTAAGTTCCGTCTCCTGGTTGATAACAATGGCAATCTGTCAACAGTTTCAAATATTCCTAGCCGTGTAGCGGTGTTTGGTAACTCAATCCTAAGCCATCCATGGCTTAAGGGCATGGGTATGGCTGCAAGTGCGCCAGACAAAGATTACTTCACTCTTGTTAAAAACTATATCTTGTCTAAGAACCCTAGCGCAGTGGTTGAGCGTGGGAATGGTGCAGATTGGGAATCTGATCCAAACAATCGACGTGGTACATTCGACAGCAAAATGAAGCAGTCACTAGGTCCAGATACTGATATTGTTATTTTGCAATTTGGCGACAACTTGAACACCGACGAAAAACGGAAGAACCTTGAAACGGATATTCCAAACCTCGTTAACTGGATTAGAACAACTTCTCCCAAAGCTCTAATCTATTGGGTTGGTATCTACTACGCTTCACCAGACTTCGTGGAAAGAATCAAGCGTATCTGTAAGCCACTGGGCGTTACATTCGTTGACATCTATCAGTATTCTAAGGACGCTAAATACAAGTCTGAAATGGGCAAGGTGTTGAGACTTCCAGATGGTTCCAACTACACGATCACTAATGCTGGTGTGGCAAGTCACCCTGGAGATTTAGGACATAAGGCCATTGCTGATGAAATCATCAAGAATTTCTTGTTTTAAAAAAATGGGGGTAAAAAAATAAAAGAGGTACAGTACATTGAATGTTTCTGAGCTAATAGCTCACCTAGCCCCCACAGTTGGGGTGGTTGCGACTGGTTGGTTTGGGATGAAAGCTAGCAAGTCAGCTAACTTAAACAAAGAGCAATTCAGTGAGCTTAAAGGAGAGTTAAACACTATTCAAGAATCGGTTGAAGTCGTTCAAGATTTAGGTAAATTCAACGGCGATAAAATCAACGAGTTAAATGACAAGCTGGTAGTGCATGATGAAGCACATTTGGTAACTATGTATTTGCGCTTAGAGCGTGACATTTCCAAAGAATTAGAGCGTGGATATACCACTGTCCACAATTCGGATGTGATCCACAAGATGCACTCAAGCTATAAGAAATTAGGTGGCAATGGGTACATTGATG